CTATGCCACGTTTATCACTTTACAAACCAGAAAAAGGTGCCGACTATAAATTTATAGATCGCAATGCTAGCGAGATGTTTCAAGCTGGCGGTACTGATGTTTATTTGCACAAATATTTAGGTACTAATAATACTGCTGAAAATGCCACTGCAGACAAACCAGTATACGCCAACACTAGTGTCACAAACATACAGGATTTACTATTCTTAGAAAATCGAGATAGCACATATGATAAAGAAATATACAGAATCCGAGGAATGTATAATGTACAAAATATTGACTTTAATTTAAGTCAATTTGGCTTGTTCATCGACAACGATACACTTTACATGACTGTGCATATTAACGATTTTATCAAATATATAGGTCGTAAACCGATCAGTGGTGATGTAATAGAGTTGCCGCACTTGCGTGACGATTTTGCTCTTAATGATTTTGACGTAAGTTTGCCACGCTACTATGTTATTGAAGATGTAGGGCGTGCTAGTGAAGGATTTAGTGTCACATGGTATCCACATTTATATCGATTAAAAATTAAAAAGATTGTTGACAGTCAGAAATATGCAAGTATCTTCAATGAACCAGCAAAGGATGCTAACGGTGACCCTACTAACCTGACACTAAGAGATTTATTGAGTACATATAACAAAGAGTTGTCTATTAATGATCAAGTAATTGCACAAGCGGAAGCAGATGCTCCTAAGAGCGGTTATGAAACTCGTCAATACTATACACTTGCTGTTGACCCAACGAATGGAAAACCTGTATTACAAACATCTTCAAGTTCAGAATTGCTGGCTAGTAACAATAGTTTAAACACTGGAGCTGGTGTACAGGATGGTGTGCCAAAACGTAGTGGGTATGCTGGTTACTTGTTAGGTGACGGTTTTCCAGTTAACGGTTACGAATTTGGATTTGGAATACAATTTCCGGCAAATCCTGCTCCTGATGATTTTTTCCTTAGATCAGACATGATGCCTAACAGGTTGTATAGATTTGACGGGAAGCAAAGTGCATGGATTGCTGTAGAAGATGCTGTAAGAATGACTATGACTCAAACTGATACGAGAGCAACACAGAAAACTGGATTTATTAATAATGATTATTATACGTATAATGATGCTGTAATTTCTGATTACGCAAATTTAGATGTAGGCACCACTTCTATTAATACATTGATACCTTTTAATACTAGCGCTGTTTACTTGGTGTTGAAATATCAAACCGATGTACAAGCATTAGAATATGTAATTTCAGATTATCCAAACTTATTTACAGTGTACCAATATACCAGTCCTACCGGAGTTCAAACTAATAATGTGCAAATTAATTTACCTGTAATTAACAATGTGCAACAAACCATTCCATATGCTGGGCAATGGACTATTACACTATATAATGCTAGAGAAACACAAAAACAAAGTCTTAGTAAGGCACTTAAACCAAGGGCAGATTTATAATGGAATTTTTCTACGACGGACAAATTAGACGATATATTACACAGGTAATTCGTGTGTTTAGCAATTTTGTAGTACAATATGGCGATGGTACCTTGGTTCGTATTCCAGTTATGTATGGAGATGCTGATCGTCAAGTAGCTAGTATTATTAGAAATAATAGCGAAAACAAAGTCAGCAACGTTCCACGAATAGCTGTATATGTTACCCAGTTGGCGTTAGATAGAGACAGACTTGCTGATGCAACATTTGTAAGCAAAGTTAATATTCGTGAAAGAGATGTAGCCGGTGGAGCTTACACACAAAGTCAGGGTAGAAACTATACGGTTGAAAGACTGATGCCTACACCTTTTAAACTAACCATGAAAGTTGATATTTGGTCAAGCAGTACAGAACAAAAGTTACAAATACTTGAACAAATTTTAGTGTTGTTTAATCCTAGTTTAGAATTGCAAACTAATGACAATTATTTAGATTGGACTAGTCTTAGTGTGTTGAATCTTAATGACATTAATTGGTCAAGTAAAACTGTACCAGTCGGCAATGATACACCAATTGAAATTGGAACTTTGACTGTAGATACACCTATTTGGATAAGTCCTCCAGTTAAAGTTAAACGTCTTGGCGTTATTACAAAAATTGTTACTAGTATGTACAATAGTTCTGCTACTAGCAATAGCACATATATCGAAGGATTAGGTGCAGATCCTATAAGTCCAACTACTTCTTTCAGTGATTTTTTAGATTTATCAATTACTACTATAAACAATTATAAGATAGAAGTATATGGATCACAAGTAATTGCTTTACATCCAGCAGAAAGTTTATATCCAAATGAACCTACAATAGATGCAACACCAGTACGTCAAGGTGCACCAATTAACTGGTTAGAAATATTTGCATCGGCTGGAGGAAAATATATTGCTGGAAGCAGTACAATTTATCTACAACAACCTAACGGTTCATTTGTAGTAGGAACATTTGCAATTAATAGTTTAGATAACACTAAGTTACAAGTTAATTGGAATCCAGATACATTGACTACTAATACTGGTATTGATAGTCAAGGAAATCAAGAAGGCAGCGAACATTATAATGCATCAACTAGTCACAGACCCAATAGCCCTGGAACATTTGATGCTATCATAAATCCGCAATCGTATACTCCTGCAAATTTATCTGTAGGCACACGTTATTTAATTATAGAAGATATTGGATCTGCTGGAAATACCACAGCAGTATGGGGAGCGTTAGTAGCGGTTGCTAATGACATTATAGAATGGGACGGTTCTCGATGGAATGTAATTTTTAATGCTAGCCAAGAAACTACTAGTATGATATGGCAAACTAATATATACACAGGAGTTCAGTACTTATGGAACGGAGTTTCTTGGGTCAAGAGCTACGAAGGTGAATATACGGCTAGCCAATGGAAAATAGTACTATAAAAGAACAAATTGTATGTAGTGGTGCATTATTTTATGCCAAGACTACTGGCAGATTTTTGCTACTACAAAAAGCTCACGGTAAACACGAAGGTACTTGGGGGTTAGTAGGCGGTACTACTATTGACGGAGAAACTCCATGGGAGGGTCTTCAAAGAGAAATAGTAGAAGAAATTGGAATCATTCCTGACATAATCAAAACTATTCCATTAGAAACATTTGTTAGTAACGATCAGGTGTTTAATTTTCATACTTATTTGTGTGTAGTAGAAAAAGAATTTGTACCTATACTAAGCAACGAACATCAAGGGTGGTCGTGGGCAACTATAGATCGCGCACCTAAACCGTTACATCAAGGTCTGCGCAATAGTTTTAGTAGTAAAATTATTAGAACTAAATTACAAACAATATTTGATCTAGTTGAATTGATATAATAAAAAAGCCGCATATAGCGGCTTTTTTGTTTTTACGCTTGCGCTTCACCCCAACGTAGAATTAAGTTCTGGTTAAGCGGAGAACCTTGTGTAATATATGCATTAATAAACAATGCATCACAACCATTTGGATATGTGCCACGACCACCAATTGGAGTATTAGTCAATTCTTTAAAAGGAGTTAAATCTAACGAATCCTTGTTAGCTGGAGAATTAACATATGAGAATACAGTTTCGCCTGGTAATGCATATGTACCTCGACTAAACTGAATAATTGCACCGCTTGTTTGCGCAACTAATATTGTTTGATTAACAGTAATTGTTGAAGAACTAATTGACAAAACTTTAGTTAATCCTTGCAATGCTGCGGTACTATTTGGAAAGAATACGTCATCACCAACTTGAACACCTGCAACGCTAGCAACTGTAAATTGTGTTGCGCCAACACCTGGACTACTTGTAATAGTTGTTGAGTTTGTTACACTGTTATTGAATACCATGCTTGCACCTGGAGCAACTTGACTGAAACTTGGTTGTCCCGTTGGATTAACCGCACTACTTAAACTATTCCATTGTATATTAGTCAAAGCAGGATAGTTGCTAGGATTTAATACACCTTCAATAACAATGGCAGTATTAGCATTAGTTGTGTTACCCGCACATGATTCAAGTGTTTGTAACAAGAACGACGCACGATTAATAAGTTCACGTGCTCCTAGATCGCCTGGCAACGCATTACTTACACTAGGACTTAAACGTACAGCAAACGCTGTGGTCTTTTTAGTCGAAATGTTAACGTTGGGCTGACTATAGTTGAAAATATATGAACGGTCTGAATCAAATCCGCCGTCTTCAATAAATGCACTACCCCAGTGGCTAACAATTGGACTTGCACTTGGCAATATCAACACTACTCCAGTATTTGGAGTATGTGTTGCAACTGGTCCACCTAAAAATTGTCGATATCCACCAGTTACCCAAGGCACAATTGGTTGTGTTCTTGCACAGCCAGTTAATGCATTGATGTTCATGTAATAACTAGTATTAGGCGGAGTAAAAATAGCCTGTACCATTACAGTACCACTGCCGCCTGCTGTTGTTGGGTACGAAGTACTGAGTTGTAAAATATTTCCAGTAATGCTAAAAATATAATATGTTGTATTATTTGCAAGATTACCAAATGTGTACGCATTAGGATTTGTAAACACAATTGGCATACCAACATACATATTAGCTGTGCTAGTTACAGTAATTCCGTTGACTGTCGATAATGTAGCTAGTGTATTTACTTTACCAGTATATGTAATTATTTCGTTATCAATGTAAACTGTAGCAGTATTTCCAGTAACTGGTGTTGGGAATGAACTAGCATCGTTAATTGGAATAGTTGTATCGCTAACTGATACGTTTACTGTACCTACAATATAGCTTCTAGCACTAGAATTTTGAACTTCATAGCGTACTGGCATGTTACCAGTACGCATCCAACCTTCATTATTCAAGTTGTTATTACGCAATCTGTGTACAAAAGTATAGTTACCTTTTGGATCTCGCATCATCCAGTCAATAGAGCCAGCACCATACCATGTCCATTGCATACCAACCATCTGCATCTTGTATGGAATGCACTGGTATCCGCTGGCATTGTAAGGACCATTTGATCCATCAAATCTATCTAAATTCCATTGACTTTGCGGAATGATACGATCAATAGTTTTAGTAATCTTAATGCCGCTTACGTTTGCATATCCACGATACTGAGGATTAACATACATTAGTGTGTCGCTAACTACTTGTGTTACTACATGGCTCATGCCTCGAATAACAACGCGATCACCTACCCATAATTGGCTTGTAAAACGTGTGTTTAAACCAATGATTTGACCTGACCCGATAACAACTGATATAGTACCAGCTAGTTGGAATGTACTTGCACGTTTTACTACACTAATAGTTTGACCGTCGTATTGGAAAAATACGCCATTTTGTTCATCAAATGTACCACTGCGTACTACAGCACCGTACCAGCTTGTAATACTCACTAACGTTGGATCTGATATAGTTGCAGCTAAAGTAGCTAGACCTGAGTTTAAAACTCCATTGGCAACAACTTGTAGTGTACGTTCATCAAGAATACCTGCTACAACATAATTTCCGTTATATCCGTTAGTTGTAATTCCAGATAAATTAAGTCCAGCACCAATTTGGCATCCATGGTCCACGTCATCTGTTACAATAGTTATAACAGCAGCTGCCGTTACCACTGATCCACTCACTGTTCCTGTACTTCCCAATGAGATTGGCACATTAGCCACTTGATTTGCTAAACTTGATGACAATGTAATAGTGGTTGAATTAGTTACTGTCATCACAAAGTATGTGCCTGCAGTAAATCCTGTAGAAGTAACTAATGTACCCGAAACAATAATCGCCTGTCCTACTACATATGTACCACTAGTAATTGTGGCAACGCCTGCTGTGGTAATATTAGTAATGGCCAAACCTGTAACATAAGTTGTATTAGTTGATGTTACTTGTCTGACAAAGTAGTTAGGAGCCATTAAAAAACCAGTGTTAAAGTTAATAGCTTTACCTGACTGATAACGCATATACTTTTTACTCATACGTATAGCTTGTGCATCGTATGTTGGTAATCCTGTTCCTAATTGTACACCGCCATCAAATGGTCTATGTGTATAAAAACTATCTGGTCTTGGATACAATGTAGCAATAACACTTCCGCTTATTAATCCAACACCACGTGCTGTGTAGGTAAATGTGCTAGGTGTAAGTACTTGTTCTACAAAAAATGGTCCGGTTAATAATATGTTATTATTAAATCCGTTATCCGATGTGCATAATACATTAATAGTATGTCCTGGTACAAGTCCGTGTGGGCTATATGTATTAACTGTAATAGTAGCTTGAGTAGATACTCCTGTAATAGTCGCACCACTAGCAGTACCTGTACTAGTACTGATAGTATAGCCGCCAGTACCGCCAGTACCGCCACTAAATGCTGTAATTACTGTACCACTAGGTACACCAGTACCGCTTAGTCCCATTCCAACTGTTAATTGTCCTGATGTTACACCGCTAACAGACAAACTGTTACCTGAAATAGTTCCTGTTACTACAGCTGTCGTAGGTGGTGTACTGTAGGTAAATGTTGGAAGTCCTGCTGAAACACCCCATAAGTAGCCGCTAGCTCCTGTTACTGAAATATTAACACCAACTTGAGCACTCATGCTACCAGTTGCCGTCGATTGTACAAATGGTGTTCCACCGGGCGTTGCACTAACAACACAACTGAAAGCATCTAAAATTTGACTTACATAATAAGTTGTAGCTGTTAAATTACCAAATGGTGTTCCGCTCAGCGTAATTGGTTCGCCAACTATTAAGTTGTATGTACCGTTTACTTGTTGCCCTTGGAAAGTATATGGAGATAACCTAATGCTGTTAGTTAACGCATTAGTAGAAAGTACAGTAGTTGTATATGTGTTGTTAGTGCTGACTGTAATCTGTGTGCCAGACACAATGCTGGTGACATAATATGTAGTACCACTAGTAATGCCGCCGAAACTGGCGCCACCTGTTACATTCATATTACCGTTGACTGCTGTAGCAGATGGTACAAATACTGTTGCTAACCCGCTATCGATTGTAAGAACAACATTTCTTGTATCAACTACAGTCTTAATATAATACGTATTACCGCTAACAATTCCTCCAAAACCCGTGCCGCTAAAATATAAAGGCATACCTGAAATCATACCAACAGTAGTACCAAGTGTAATTGTTGATGTTTGTCCATTTACCGTAGTAGCAACAGCATTGGTAATGATTGAACTGAATGTTATAGCTGTTCCTACAACAAGTCCTGTGGTACTACTAACAACAACACTACCATTACCCACGTTAGTACCAGTAGCTGTTATTGATAATACAGCATTAATTGCTGCACCTGTGTAAAATCCGCCTTGACGTAGTTGAATAAATGCTGTAAAAATACTATCACCGTTATTAAATCCTACTTTACCTTTGGCAATATAGATAAATTGTGTAGCATTTAATACGTTATAAACAAGAAAACTGCCTTCAGCTCGATCGTACCCAGTAATAGCACTGTTAAATCCACGAATAGTGATTGGTTGTCCTACTGTATAATTATGCGCCGCACTTGTAGTAATTGTAATTTGACTTTCAGCTGTAGTTAGTCCGCCTGTTGATGAACTTGCATCTGTTGTTGCAGCTGTAACAGCCAAATCAGTTCCTGGAATTTCATAAATTGCAGGATAACCTCGCATTTGACTAATAGTCAACCACTTTGTAGGTTGCATACCGTATTCAAAGTCAGCGTCAAGTAACGATTGCGGAGCAGCAACACGAGTACGTTCAAACGCATCTGTACCCATTGGCCAAGGGCGAGTGGTTGTTTCTGCATTTTCTACAAAAATCTGGATAGCATCTGTGGACAACATACCAGTTAATACTAGCGAAGTAGCCAGTGTTATCGTAGTCGTACCGTCAAAATTATCTAATACTGTTGGATAGTTGAGGTCGTTATTTCTAGAAAAAGCAACAGTAGTTCCGGTATAAGTAACATCTGCAAAATTATAAAGAATCGTGTTTTTTGTGGTATTTGTAATGACCAACAATTGTTGCAAATCCCATTTTCCAGGAACTTCAATGGTACCCAATGCTGGGTTAAAAACGTATTGTCTAAGTTGGGCTTTTGCCATTTAATAATTCTCCGAATCTTTCTATGTGTATTTAGCTTAGGTTATCTGCCTACCTATTTTACTGTCCCATACTGAAAAAAGACATTGCAATTGCAATTTTTTCAGTATAACGTTTAGTTGAACCGTAACTTCTTTGAAAACCGTTCCAAGTTTCATCAGGTGCAGTATGCGTCACTTGAGTGAAAAAACTTGCAACAGGAGTTTTAGATCCTATAATCATATTATCAATAGTTCCAACAGCTTGTGGATTTATAGTGACTATACCGGTATTTGGTGATATTACACCGTTTACAGTTACTGCTGTAGGACTGATAGTTATATTTTGTTGAGAAGTAACAGTTATGTTACCCACCATGTTGGTTTGGACACTGCTAGTACCTAGCGTTAATACACCTAATGGTGCAATAGTAGCTAATCCGCTAGGTGAAATACTTGCAGTGCTATTTGTACCAGATACCGTTAAATTGGAAAATGTTCCAGCTGCTGGTGTATTTAAACCAATGGTCATATTATCAATTGAACCTTGCAAGGCAGGTTTAATTGTTGATATCAGTGTACCGCCTGTTAAGTTCAAATTTCCAGTAACAGCTAATGTGCCGCCTACTGATAATCCAGTAAGAACTCCCGGGATTGAAGTAACAGACGATCCTAATGAAGTTTGAGTCAATAAAGGAACACCACTATAGCTAATATAAGATCCGGCTGTAAGTTCTATGCGACTGCCAGTAACTGTAACTGTTTGAGTTATTAGATTTCCAGCATTATCGACAATAAAATACGGACTTTCAAATCCATAACTAGATCTTAATTGTTTGACTACGTTACCCATATATGTTCTCTATTATGATAATGCTACACCATAGGCTGCACTTAATGCGGCAACATAGCCTTTTGTTACTACAGAACTACTGCTAGTAGGTTGAGTGGTAGTTAATGTAATAGCTGTAAAGTTTGCGGTTGACGGAGTGTTTACTCCAATGTTTACATTGTCAACTGTACCTGTAACCGCTGGATTAATAATCACTGTACCAGATCCCGATGGACTAATTGTAACGTTGCCGCCAGCAGGAGTTAAATTTACAGCACCTGTAGCAGTTAATGTTGTAAATGTGCCTGCAGCAGGAGTAGTCGCACCAATAATGATATTGTCTAAATTTCCAGTTGTTGTCGGAGCCAGTGTTAACGTTCCAGATACGGTAAAATTTGTGACAGAAAAATTAGTACTATTAAGATTAAATGTTAAAGTATTTGTAAGTGGATTAGTAGTAACTACTAATGCTCCTGTCCCCGTTACATTTAGTGTGTTATTCGTAGGAGTTAAACTTATAGGGTTTTGTCCCGGTACTGCTATATATGTATATCCATTCATTAAATTGCTCCCATTAGTAGTCGTCCTTGTATACTACCTAACGATACTAGTTGTGTGTTAAGGTTTGGCGCTGCGCTCAAAGTTAATTTATTGAAACGGCCAGTACCTGGTGTGATTGATCCAACTTTCATATTATCCATACCACCTACTACAGATGCAGGTGCAATTTTTAAAATTCCAGCTCCTGATGGACTAATCCTTACAGCTGAATTATTTGAATTTAAATTAGCTTGTACGGTGGTTACTAGTGTGTTAAAACTGCCAGCAACTGCTGTATACTGTCCTATAACTACATTATCCGATGCCCCTGAACTGATAGTAGATGTTATGGATCCTGTAACAGATAGTCCTGGCAAGTTTGCTAGATTAAATGTAATAGTATTGTTTACTGGTGCTGAAACAATGCTTATAGTTTTATCAGTATTTGCAAAATTTACTGAATCTAAAATAAATTTAGCTGATAATGTTGTATTAACAGGAACAGCAATATTACCAATGTTGCTTAAAGTAACACCCCCAGAATCGCTAACTTGCATAAAACCATTGGTAAGATTAGAGTTGTTCCAATTAGCCAATACTCCATTTTCTCCGCCAGTATTGTTAGACTCGCCTGTTATTTTTGGGGGTGCTAGTTGAGTCAATCTTTCTGAATACGTAGCTTTCCATGTTAGATATACACCAGTCAACGGTGTTATATTATCTGTAGAATATAAAGGACTTACTAGTAAACTTACACTTGAAGTATTTACAGTAGTACTAAATTGCACTAAATCTCTACCAGTATTTGTACGACCATAAACTGTTAAACTAGCTTGGTTAACTTTGGCCGTCACAATTACTGTTAATTTTTCAATATCGTCGGGGCCGTACTCTACAGATATATCATATTCTGCTGTGGTAAAATCTCCCATGTACCATGTGTCCAATACTGTGTTGGGGTACACCGGCACCGTTTCTCCTCTAAAGGAAAAATTGGCTCTATTTTTAAACTTAATAGTATTGCGCAAGCCCTGGGTAAAATAATCGAAAAAATTCATGTAGACACCATAGTATCATATATTTATGGCTTTGTTACCAATTCCGTTGCAACCAACCGCTAAAATATGCTAAATTATAGCATACTATAATTATAGGAAGATTTATGACCCAAAGAAACAAAGCCTTTTTTATCAACGGTGGCGCAGGAAGAACAATTTGTGCTATCCCGGCTTTAGAAAAATATGCCGAAGAAGTAACTAAAGATTTTTTAATTGTATGCGAAGGCGGAACCGATATGTTTAAAGGCCATCCGTTGCTATACAGCAAAGTATACGATCATTGGCACAAAAATTTGTTTGAGGAAAAGTTAATTCATATGGACTTGGTCAGTCCTGAACCTTATAGAGCATGGGAATATTTTAATCAAAAATGTTCAATTGCACAGGCATTTGATATCATTATTAACAACAAAGGTATCAGAGATTTGCCAAGGCCCACATTACGTCTATCTAATGAGGAAATGTTAGTAGGACATCAAATTACATCTGAAGTTAGAGAAAAAACCAAAAAAGAAAAAGTTGTAGTTTTTCAACCGTTTGGTCGGGGAGTAATTTCGCAGAATAATGTAATCATGGATCCAGGCGGTCGTAGTTTTGAAGGGTCAAATACAATCAGCATAGTTAAAAAACTACAGAAAAAAGGGTTTGCTGTAGTTCTCATGAGCGAAATTGGTATTGATTTTCAAAAACATGGTTGCAAAGATCCGGTTGCTATGCCACAAAATGTTGATTTAAGAAAATGGGGCGGTATTATTGCCAATGCTGATTACTTTTTAGGGTGCGATAGTGTAGGACAGCATTTAGCCTATGCTGTTGATAAACCTGGGTCAGTAGTATTTGGTTCTACGTTTCCTACTAATGTATCATACCCAGACAATGAGAAATTTGATTTATTAGATATGGGCGATACTATTAGACAATATAGCCCTATTAGAATTACTATGGATGATGTAGCAGATCGAGGTAATGATGGTATCATGCGTATGAATGAATTGCAAGAAGACGCTATTGTAGAATCTGTAATCAATGGTGTTAAAAAATGGGCCGATACTGAATAAACTATGGCAAGACTTTTTACATTTGGATGCAGTTATTCTAGTTATTGTTGGCCAAGCTATGCTAACTTGTTATCCTTAGAATATGATAATAAGTTAAATGGCAATTGGGCTATGTCAGGATTAGGTAATCGCGCCATAGTGGAACGACTAGCTGAAGCACATTGTAAACATCAATTTACCAAAGATGACACAATCATAGTGCAATGGAGTTCACATATTAGGCACGATTGGTGGCATCAAACATCCTTACCTGATCGAACAATAGGCTGGAAAACCTATGGTAGTATTTTCAATTATCACAATGTAAAATTGTTTGATAAAAACTGGGTAGATACTTTCTTTTTTGAACCTGCATATATGATGCATACATTTAACAGTATCATGCTAGCACAGTCAATGCTTGACAGTATTGGATGCCAGTGGTTTATGACTAGCATCGGCGACATTAGAAATATGGGTAACGATATTCGTCAGCATAATGACAAATACGGAGAACTTACAAATCTAGTTAAAAATGTCAATAAACCAGGATATGCTGTATATGCTATAACGCCAGAATTGGAAGTTTATAATAAACCTATATGGGAAGATCGAGCAGATAAATGGATTATGCCGCTAGAATTATTTGCACAAACTTGTTCTGAACTTACGTACAGTTTTAGAGATTCGAGAGGTACTCCATGGTTTGATTTACATCCTACCACTCGACAACACACTATGTGGATTGAACAAGAATTAAGTAAAAAGTTGCCAGTTTCTCAACGTGTAATTGATAGCGGATACGAACTAGCCAACTATATAGATTTAATACATAGAAAATACATAACTAACTTTGATGCTTTTCAGTTCGCACTTACGAAAAAAGAAAAATTTCCAAAAATTGTAGAAGAAATGATTTGGCCAGGAATAACACAAGGATTTTAATATGAAAAATTTAAGAAAAGACATCTGGATTGCAGGTGTTGCAAGAGGACACAATAGCAGTGTATGTTTACTTAAAAACGGAGAAATTGTTTTTAGTATCGAAGAAGAAAGGCTAAGTCGAAGCAAATACGATGGCGGTCCATTTGCGGCTATGTTAAAGATTTTAGATTATACAGATAGACTA